CGAGAGTGGAAATGGGAGTGGTTGCGACGGATTGACACATATTATGGCAGAAATGTGGCTAAATCATAAAATTGCCACAATTTTTTAAAATCAAAAGTGTGGAAAAATTTTCAAAAAACCGCATAAAATGACATTTGCAAAAAATTTTTTTGTCGATTTTGCAGAATTTAGGGGCAAAAGTGTGGAAACGGGGGTCAAAAATCCGCATAAAACGCACTTTACGTTTCAAAAACGTGTAAAACGTGGAAAACCAAATTGACTAGAAGTGTTGATATACAAGGAAAGTAGACGATTTCCACATTTACACACTTTTCAAAATGTTTTTGGTCGTGTAAACCTTCAAAAGTATTTTAGGTCTTTTTTAACTTTAAAAATGTGGAAGAAATGTGTAGTAGGAAAATTAACATATGACAGAAAAAGATTTTTGGGATAAGTTCCATGAGAAACACAATCCAAAGTATTATGCCAAGAAGAAAACCAAAAAGAAGAAAACCTCAGAAGAGAAAAAGAGTTATCGAAACTCTACAAGTGAAAGATATCCCGTATTCAAAGTATCGGATTGAATGGATTGATTGTGTAAGTGATAGTGGTTGGGCATCAGAAAAAGAATTTGATAAGATGAAGTTAGCTGCCCCTGTTAACGAAGGTTGGGTTTATGAACGAAATAAAAAACATGTTAAGATCTTTGCCAGCTACGACAAAGAAGATGACGGCACTTTAACTTTTGGTGATAGAACAATGATACCTACACCTTGGATTACAAAGATAACTAAAATTAATTAAGTTTTTTTAATTTTGGCAACCTAGATTCTTTAACATCTTTTTTAATTTTTTTTGTCATATCTTTCATTTCAATACCCTCAAGTATGGGTGAGTATTGATCTATTATATCTTTCATCCTCGTCTCTAGCTCCTCCGCACTTAAATCATCTATTTTACCAGTTCTAATTATTTTTTGTTCAACATATAATCCTGCAGCTTTACCCCTTGCTACTTCTGCATTGGTTGCAGCAGAAAAAGCACCTTTCTTTAATGCGTTCTCTCGTATTTTGGCAAGCTCCGTAATATGTCTTTCAAAAGTAACCGCATACTTTTTTTGATTTTCTTCACGAAGCTCACCAATATACTTAACAACTAAAGGGTACTTTTTTGGGTTCTGTAATTCGTAAGCTCTTATTCTTGCTGCCTCGCCATAGCCAGCTTCTTTGGCGCATTCTGTACCATTCATTCTACCTTCATTGGCCACAACTAATTGAGCAAATTTAATTTGTTTTTCTGTTAATCTTTTTGGTACTCCCATATGTTGACGTATAGAGTAATTTAAGGTACAAGTCAACTTTATGATTGATGCGAAGTTAATACGTCAAGTATTAGACAAATTTTTGAAAGCAGAAAACGTTAAGACCGCAAGAATGCAAGTTAGAACTCTTGATGGTGTTTATCATGATATTAAGTCTATTAAGTTGTTGGAAAATAAAATTATAGGTTCAAGAGAAACACATAGAATAGTAATAGAAGTCATACCTGAAAAAGCTCCTATGGGTAAGGTTATAAAAGATCACGGTGGAATTATTCTTTAATGAGTGATTTAAAAACAATTTCATTGTTTGATACGTTAATTTACCAAGCAGAAATACCAAAATATTTAGATGACAAAGATTTTATGTCTGTTTGTAATGAACACACAGATAAAGCTATAAAAAATACACAACAAAAGATCGAAGAAAGACAAAAAAAATATAATTTAGCAATAAAAGATCACGGAATGTCTTATCATTCAGAATCAAAGTTGTATGAAGATGATAGGTTTCATAACTTTGAATTGTTAATTAGAAATACTGCTCGCAATATTTTAACAGATCAAGGCTTTGACTTATCTAACCACACACTAGATTATACTGAAATGTGGATACAAAAGTTTGCCTATGATGGTGGTGGACATCAAGACACTCATGTTCATTGGGATAACCATATTTCTGGTTTTTATTTTGTTGATTGTTCTGAAAGGACATCAAAACCAATCTTTCACGACCCTCGTCAAGGCCGTATGATGTTAAACTTACCTATTAAGGATCATTCTAAACTGTGTCCAGCTATGGAAAGACAAATTATAAAAGTTAAACCTGGAACACTTTTAATGTTTAATTCTTGGCTACCTCATCAATTTAGTGTTGATGATGGTATAGATCCTTTTAGATTTATTCATTTTAATATACAAGCAAGATCAAATAGTGAAAGACGAAAGTAAATTTTGGCAATATGTCAAAAAAAATACACCCAATATTAAATGGACACGAATTGAAAATTCTGCTGCACTCGGCACTCCAGATATTTTAGGGTATTTAAATGATAGTTTCTTTACCATAGAGCTTAAAGTCGTAAAATCCGGTAATAAGGTGCGTTTATCACCTCATCAAATATCTTTTCATATAAGACACCCTAAAAACACATTTATATTGGTTAAAGATGTTAAGAAAAAAAGATTTTGTATGTATTTAGGTAGTCAAATATACGAACTTGTTGAAAATGGACTTAAGACTAAACCTATAACTGAAGATTTTAAGACTTATTTAGAAAAGTTAGCCCCCTTTAATTAAATTAAAGGGGGTTTTTTATTTTTAGTATTTTGTCATGTAGCACCTCCAATCTATGACCAATGACGGCTCACTCTGCATTTGAAAGCTATTTAAGTATTGGCCCATATATACTTAATGTCCGCAATTTTAATTTTTTCAATGAACTAATTTATTTTTTAATTCACCTAAAATCTTATGTATCTGTTCTATTGATTTTTCTAATTGTTCAACTTTATCTTGAAGATTTTTTATTTTTTGTTTTTCGTAGTATTCTGCCTTGTTCTTACTATCTCTATAATTGTGTCCTTCATCTCGTTGTGTCATTTTAAAACTCCCTTTTTTTCTTTTACATAGTTTTCTAGTTCTTGAAAACATTGTTCCATAAACCAATCACTAAAATCACCACTATTTAATTTAATTGTTTTGCCATTAGGGTTTGTTAATTCAATTTTAACACTATCCCATTGCCACTCGTTATTATGTCCTTCATCTCGTTGTGTCATTTTTTTCCTCCTTTCATTCACAATCCTTACAATAATTCTCAAATATAGTATAATCTGGTCTCAATGGCATTAGACACTTAAAACAATGTCCTTTTTTATTTTCATACTTGCCATTAATCTTGTGTGTAATACCAAAATGATCTCTTAAATCTTTTACTTTCCACTTCTTAAACTCGTTGAGATGGTGTGGTTCTACCATCTTCAACAAGTCTTCTTTCTCTAGGAGTCTAGCTTTCATTTTTATTATTTTCTATTAAGGCTTCATGCATAGTGATACTGCCTTTAAGTTTATCATCTATTTTTTCTTTCATATTTAATTCAATACCTTTAAGAGTTTTACCAATATCGGTATTATCTTTAAGATCTTGGTATTTTTTTATTTGTTCTTCTAGGTAATTTTTTATTATTACCTTTGAACTGATTGCAATATCTTTGTTATTGTCAACATAAGATAGAACATCTTTTAAAGCATATACTGACCCACTCCAAGTCGAGTTAAGCTGCATATCTTGTGTTTGTTTTGCTATTTTTAAAAAGTCCATTTTTCCTTCTTTCTGTTTGCATATATTAGTTGATTTACTACTTTTGGGTCATAGATATATAAATCATCTTCTTGATTGTTATATCTAATTACAAATCTATAAGTTTGACCACTTTCATCTGTAATATTTATATCTTTTAAAAATTTTTTAATATTATCTAGTTTGTATGTTTCACAATAAATAGTTATTACTTTTTCAATTTTAGATAATTCATTGTCCATTGTAGCAAAAAAACCTACTTTGTTTGGTTTTAAATTTCCTGGAAAAGTTCCTATTTTCCATAAACAATAGAAATCTTTACATTTTTTAGGTCTTTTGTCGTATATCTTACAACCAATTCCAATATCGCAATTGCTACACCACTCATAATCTTTTTTAATGTTTGGTATAGAAGGCAATTTACAACACATATTACAATCTCCACAATTTCTAGTTTCCATAAATAACACTTTCAATCTCACACCTTCCACTTTCAAAATAAAACCAATTTCTCAAAGTTGATTGTAAAAAGTTTTGTCCTTTTTTTGTTAATGTATATGTAGTTATTTTAGAGTGATCTTTATTTTGTTTTATATGATCTTTATCTATGTTTTTATACAATTCTATTCTAACTAATAATCCTACTTCTTCTTGTTTGGTGTTCCAACCATTTAAAAAATTATTAAAATCTGCATCATCGTTATAAATTTCAAAAATACCTTTAAAAATATCTTTATGTGTTCTTCCAATAAAACATTTATATTTAGAACACCCTTCATTTAATGTGGCTAAAATTAAATAACTTAAAAATTTATTAATAGGTTTTTTTGTTTGGCTTGCAATAAATTTTTGTATTTCGTTTCTATCTTTCATCTTGAGTACCTATCAAAACCAAAACATTTAAGTTCATATCTTTCAAGTTTTTTTATAAAAGTGCTTATTTCATTCCAACTCATATGAACTTTATGTTTTGGATTACTATTTATATTTTTAATTACTATTTCTCCACATTTTTCTGGTTCACATTTTTTAGATAACAAATTAACCATTTCTCCAATAATAGCTAAATCATATTTATTAAAATTATATTCTTTCATATTTTTTTCTTTCATAATTTAATCATCTTACAATATCCCACATTATAGTCAAGCTCTAATGCAATTCTACCAGGAATTGTATTATTTTTCATTGTTCTTAGCTTTTTCAAAAGTTCTTGATAGTCCTATTTGTCTTATTTGCTCTTGTTTGTATTGTCTATTTTTAAAGTCAATAATTTCATTGGTTCCAACGATACCAAAATATGCAATTATCACTAAACCTAGAAAATACCCTATTCCAAGCAAAAGCCAAATTGTGTGTATATCTGTCATATTTTTCCTTTCTTAAATATAAAGTTAATATTATCGTGTTTATTTAAATTTTGAATAACATTGATTAACTTCTTTATATCAACCTCATTATTCAAAATATCTGTTAACCAACTATCTGAACATTGATTATCAAATTTTTCCGTAAACTTACAGACTTGTTTGTGTGTTACTTTTTTGTTTTTCATTCTTTCTCCTCAACTTTATTTATTGTTACTTTTATATCGTTGCCATAATCCGAGTCATCTATTTCTGAATTAAAGGCTTTAGTTTTTGCTTCTTTTTCATCATTGGCTTCAACATACCACCAATCAGTTACAACTCGTTCTCTTTCTACTCTATATAACTTTTTAGTCATTTTTCCTCCTTAACATTAGTGTCTGTTGATAGAGCTTGGACACAACATGTAGTATTTCATCTCAAATCCTTAATAATATGGATTATTATAATCATTAGTAAGCATACAAAACCACCTACACCCAAAATCATTGGTATATACCACCACTCCATTTTATTTTCTCCTTTCTATTTATTAAGCAACTCTTAATCTTTTTAATGTTTCTGCATCTTGTTTTGAAATTTCAGAAATTGAATGAACACTGATTGCGTTCATTTCCCAATCATCCCAAAAAACATTTGTCTTCAATCCATTACTATTCTTTTTGGACAAATTCCAAAATTTTTTGCAATATTGATATTTTGTCATTTCTTTATCAAAAATATATTGATCGCTGTGTTCATATGGATCATCTCCAATAGCAATAGTCATTTCAAATTTAACTAATATATTTTTTGCCATTTTTCCTCCTTTCTAATTATATCTATAAACACTCATTGACTCTAATATTCCGTGAATGTCGTGTTTTTGTCCTACAGAAAGATCTTTAATTTCTTTAATATCTTCATCAAAAAAACCATAACCTTCTGAAATTTCTTTTTCTGTTACATGTTGAATTGATGGTTTTCCATCTTCATTCGACACATAACCACACCAAAAAATAAAACTATATTTTTTCATTTTAGTTCTTTCCTTTCATTTTTTCTGATCTAATCAATGTATTTATTCATCATTTTATAAGTTGAACTTGATTGAAGAACTTTTCTTTCATTCAGACTAATTTTACTCCAATCAAGTTTAATATTGTCAAATGCATCAAAAAGACAATCACAAAAATATTGATAATTTTTGCTTTTTATTAAAAAAGACACTTTTTTTAAATGCTTTTTTAATTGTTTTTTAGAAAAAAACCCATGCCAATTGTCATCTTCATAATGAAATTGACCCCAAGTCTTTTTCCTTAAAAAAATTGCGTATCTTTTTATTTGTTTTTTTGTCATTGTTTCGATCTTTAATTTGTTTTAGGTTCGTAATAATTATAACCTTTAATAAACTTTTTTTCATTTATTATGGCCTCATTATAACCAATAACGAAGCCGAACATTTCTTCTTTAGAGTTAAAACGCTTCATATCACGGCAATATTGATTATAACCGTTATTGATTGAATAGTGATTAAAACAAATACCATCTTTAATAATCATATCTGTTGTAATATGCCCAAAACCAAAAATTTTTACATTTTTAGTAAATAAAGCACATTGATAGGCGTAATAATATTTATTACGACCTCGTAAAGAAAAATTAATATTCTTTTTATTAATCTTAAACTCTCTTTCGTTTTTTGCTTGCGCTTCGTTGCCTATTTTTTCTATTGCTTGTATGTTCATTGTTTTTATCCTTTCATTAAAATTAAATCTTATAATCTCCCATATATAAAGTCAACCTTTTGTACTCTAAAAAATAAACTTTTTTTAAGTTGTTTTATAGCTCTATTTATTCAATTAAAATGAGCATTATTCTAGTTTATATTAGCCTTAATCTACAAAGTTATTAAAAGTCATTTACTTGAAAATTATAACCTTTGGAAGACCGTCAAAAGTTCCTCGCCCCTCCAAGCTCGCAACTAGTAATTGTATTCTAAATGTGTGTCTTCCTGGTAACAGTGTAACCTGGAAGACACAGTATCAGAGCTTTATTGGGAGACGAGAAACTAGAGACTAGTTTAGAATGGTTCTAAAAAAGTTTAGTTGACTTCACTTATGGGAAATTATAGGATTATAAAAAAGGAGAAAAAATGAAAAAACTAAAAATAAAAATTAAAGGCAATAAACAAATTGTTACTGCTTTTAATAATAAGGGCGAACTAGTGGAAACATTAAAAGCTATGTTGAAAAAACTTCCAAAAGATTGCCAAAGACAATCAAATGTTAAAGTAGGGAAATTATCTCGTTTTGATATTACAATTAATTCTATTTGGAACTTAGGAGAGGAATTCTTACCGACTAGTTCTCTTAAGTCGTCAATGTTTCCAAATATTATATTTAAACCTTTTAAGAGACCTAGACCATTAATTTTATCTTAATATAAAAAAGGAGAAAAAAACAATGAATATAAATAAATTAAAAATGATAGTTAAACCAAAATATTATTTTGGTTACTTACAAGGAGTTACTGTTCATATAAATGGAAAGAAATTTCCAACAGAAAGAAATTTTGTATATGCACATAACAAAGATAATAAAGCAATTAGAACCGCTTTAATTGATGGGGGTTATACTGAAGATAGTGAGTTAGTAGTATCTGCATTAAAAAAAGAATTAAATAACAAATAATCTCTAGAACTCCCTCGACCCTCGCAACTCGAAACAAGTTGCGAGGGTTTTTTTATTTGTGCTTTGTTGCTAGTTGCGAGGATCTAGCCAATCAATAGAGATACTAAGAGCTTTTCAAAATTAGAAAAGTTCTTTTTTCTTAATTCTTTTTTTCTAGAAAATGTAACTAACACTAGTACAAATACCGAGATTTAGACGGTTTATGACCCTAAATTCGTTATTGCTTTCTAGGAGAATACCTAATAAATTAACAATTGTTGGAAACATTAACCAAAAAATTTTACAAAAAATTTTTTTCAAAATGCATATTGATCTAGATAAAATAAAAAAGCTCCCACCAGATGTAAAAAAAGACTTCATGAAGATGGCTCTAAAGCTTGATGAAAAGAAAAAGATATCCAAAGTAAAAGAGGATTTTCTGTCATTTGCCAAACATATGTGGCCAGAGTTTATAGAGGGGAGACACCATAAAATTATTGGGGATAAGTTCAATAAAATGGCACAAGGCAAGATCAAGCGATTGATTGTTAATATGCCACCAAGACATACTAAGTCAGAGTTCGCCAGCTCCTTGCTACCCGCTTGGATGATCGGTAGAAACCCGAAGCTAAAAATTATTCAAACTACTCACACCGGAGAACTAGCGATTAGATTCGGGCGTAAAGCTAAAACATTAATGGACACAGAAGATTATAAAAAAGTATTTGAGACAAGGCTGAGAGAAGATAGTCAAGCAGCGGGTCGCTGGGAAACAGAACAAGGCGGTGAATACTTTGCATCTGGTGTTGGTGGTGCAATAACAGGAAGAGGTGCGGACTTATTAATAATTGATGATCCACACTCGGAGCAAGACGCAATGAACATGCCAGCACTTGAGAGAGCTTATGAATGGTATACATCAGGTCCTCGTCAAAGGTTACAGCCAGGTGGTGCAATCGTTTGTGTTATGACGCGTTGGAATGTTAAAGATCTAACAGGTATGTTATTAAAACATCAAAAGGAAGCGAAATCAGATCAATGGGAACTAATAGAGTTTCCTGCAATCATGCCGTCTAATAAACCGGTATGGCCTGAGTATTGGAATATAAAAGAACTTGAGACTGTCAAAGCATCTTTGTCACTTGGTAAATGGAATGCACAGTGGATGCAGAACCCTACATCAGAAGAAGGTGCAATCATTAAACGAGAATGGTGGAACGTTTGGGAAAAAGAAACAATGCCACCTTTAGAGCATGTAATACAATCATACGATACAGCATTCATGAAAAAAGAAACAGCCGACTATAGTGCAATTACTACGTGGGGTGTATTTCGTGAAAATGAAGATAGTCCGCAGCAGTTGATACTCGTCGATGCAATAAAGGGGAGATACGAGTTCCCCGAACTTCGTCGCGTTGCTAAAGAACAATATGACTATTGGAATCCAGAAACAGTGTTGATTGAGGCAAAAGCTAGTGGATTACCTTTAACTTATGAACTTAGAAATATGGGTATACCGGTGGTTAATTTCACACCGTCAAAAGGAAACGACAAGCATGCAAGAGTAAATGCAGTTGCACCTTTGTTTGAAAGTGGTATGATATGGGCCCCTGAAGAAAAGTTCGCAGAAGAGGTAGTTGAGGAATGTGCAGCTTTTCCATATGGAGATCATGATGACTTGGTCGATAGTATGACACAAGCTGTAATGCGGTTTAGACAGGGAGGGTTGATACCACATCCTGAAGACTATAAAGATGAAAAGATTACTAAAACTAAAAGAACTTATTACTGATGATTAAAGGCAAAAAATTTGGACCACCACCTAAATCAGGTCCTAACCCACAAGGCTTGAATATTAATTATAATACTGTTAAGACAGTAAAACTGGAGAAAATAAATGACAAGATCAAAAAGAAACAAGGGAAAAGTATTCTTAAAAAAAATGAATACTAAACCAAGGGCTAGAAGAAAAACTTTTTTTGCACCTTCTAAAGGTAGAAAAGAAAGACTAGAAGAATTTTTACCTATAAAAATAGAAGATTATGGAACAGGTGGACTTGTTAAAACAGGCAAACCTAAATTAGCTAAAAAAGGTTGGAAGTAAAATGGCAGAAATCGACAAAGCCTTACCCAACGAGGTAAGAAAAGAAGTTAACATACCGAGTGAGGAAGACTTACAAGTTGAACTAGAACAACAACCAGAGGAAAAAGGTCCAGTTGAAGTTCAAGAAAATGAAGACGGTAGTGTTGATGTCGACTTTGATCCAAAAGCTGGAAGTCCTGGAGAAGATGGAGGACACTTTGCAAACTTAGCTGAACTGTTACCTGATGATGTATTAGATCCATTAGGCAGTAAGATGTTTGAAAATTATACAGATTACAAATCTTCAAGGAAAGATTGGGAAAGAACTTATACACAAGGTTTAGAACTGTTAGGTTTTAATTATGATGATCGAACAGAA